TTGATCGACCCCAGATACGCCCAGCCATCTTTCTGCGTGAATGTACCTCGAATCGCCACCGTGTCCGCTGACTCATCCCACTCCATGTATCTGTCGGCGGTGGCCCCGAAGAACTTGACATCGTGACCTGTGTCATCGACACCAACAGTTAGAGTCCCTACAAATGTTGAATTACCCGTTACGTCAAACGATCCCGTAACATCCAACTGATCTGCCGACTCATCCCATTCCATATACTTGCCACTGGTTGCACCAAACAGTTTGACATCGTAACCCGTATCGTCAGCCCCCACAGTCAGCGTATTGCTCAACGTAACAGCACCAGTCACCGTACCACCAGTCAACTGCAACACACCCGGCGTCGTATTGACAAACGTCTCAATATCCGTGAAGTTAGCGTTCATCTCCGAAGCGACAATAGCGGCACCTGCGCTGAAGTCGTTCGTTACTGCTAGGGTTGCCATGCTGTTACCTCAGTCTTCTCGGCGTATACGTAAACGCCAAAGCGTTCACTTCCCACGAATTGTTCGTCACCGTCGGTCCATCGATTCTCATACTTACAGCCTTTGCTGTCCCAAGAGTCGGCAAACGCTTCACATCAGCCACAACCGCCTCGGCGTCACTACCCCAAATCGCTATCGTTGACGACCCCACCGCCGAATCATCCCACACCGCCGTACCCCACACAGACGACGAAGTACGCCCCGCTATCTCCACATCAAACGTCTTCGACGCCTGAGCAGTGTCGTAATCCTTGTAAACCTGCACCCCCAACGTAATTGACGACTTAGCCAATGTAATCATCCGCGGCTTCCCCCACCGCTTCTTCACAATAGCGTTCTTGCCCTCCACCCACGGCGTTCGGAAGTGCGAATCAATATGCACCTCTGTTGACGCCAAATAGTTGTCCGTGACCCGATCATCCTCATCATCCAGATGAATCACACTGCCCGTGTTTGCCACACAGCCAGCCATGACAACGGGATCCCCATTCGGCGGTCGAAATGTATGCAGCGGGCCTGCGTCAATGTCGCTCAACGTCCACGCGCCCTGTTGACCCAACGACGGATCGTAAACCAAAGTACGCCGTACCGTTGTCGCACCCGCCAACACCCAGTCAACAGACACATACAGTTTATTGTTACCCCAAGTCAACTGGGGCGGATTGGTGAACCCAATCCGCCCGTCATCAATCGCGGGCTGTAGACGGCTAAACAGCCAAGTGAACCGCTCTCCATCGTAGAGATACACCCCGTCATGGGAGTTCCAGAAGAACACCCCATACGGTGTCGATATAGGACTTGACAGGGGGACGCTTCCAATACGCTGAGTCAGCGTTGTTACCTGAAACGAGTCTGAATCAAATCCGAAGATTGCGTAGATACTGTTCGTCTTGAATACTAGAAGCCTGTCGCCATGAGGCACCAAGCCTGTAATGTAGTCACCGGCTTCCCCCTTGTTGACATCGACATAATCGGAAGCAGTCCATGTTTCAGCCGTGTCAATATTCGACCAACGTACCCGATACTTGGTTGCTGCCCCCTCATAGGTTGCCCCCAACCAAACAAAATTGTTCCAGACAGCAATGTATTGCGCCTGTGGCATGTTGCCCGCTGAATCCCAAGTCGTTCCCAAATCAGCATCCGTTGAACCATCCCACTTAAACGACGGCTTATCATACGACACCCCATAGGCCACATCGTTGAACGTCACCCCGTAGACACGCGAACCGTCAGTACGGGCAGTAATGTTCGTCAAAGCCGTAAAGTTCCCTGACGCAGACTGCGCCACAGCCGTTCCATAATTGACCATCAACTGGTTCGTACCAGACTCGGTATGGAACCCCCACATGCCCTTCACATCGGCCCCTAGGGCCGTCGTATTGCGCCTATTGACCCCCTTCCGCATAGCGATGCCGCCGCGGGGGTCAACGGTCACGTTGAGCAGGTCAGGGGACTCTGTGCCGCCAAGGTTGAACTGGTCGGCGCGCAGATTGAGGCCACCAGAAAAAGACTCCAGCGTCTCTACTTTGAACGTGTTTGGCACCGCTACTCCCAACCATAGCGGAGACGATTCGGAAGAATCACCTGCGAACGCCACCGAGACGCACTACGACTATTCAACAGCACCGGCTGAGGTGCAGGCATGTCGTTGTAGCGGGCCTTCAGATTAGTGAACTCCTGCTGAAAGATCGCGAAATACTGATTTGCCATCGTCGGATCCTCCTGCTGCTCATACGCACGCGCAAGACCATAAGTGGCAATAACGACATGAAACGGTGTCGGCAGATCTGACGGGGAAACCGTATCAGCCGAACCAGCACCAAATGCTGTCGGATCCCCATACCCGCGCACTGAAACAGTCAATACTGACGAAGGAGTCGGATACAGCCTGACAGATTCTGCCCAATACGACCACCACCAAGGCTCCCCCGTGGTATTGGTTTCAATCGGATAAACCACATCTCCCTCATCGCGACCAACAAAGGTAATAACATGCTTGTCGGTGCGTAGGGCATTGATTTCCCGCAACCCGTTGGTTACATTTACCCCCACTTCAGCCAGCGAATAGTCCTTCTGGTCGGCAACCGTTGAGAAGGTATTCTGAACCTCGTAGAACGGCCACCGTTTGTCGCTGTAAACGATCAGGTCGTAACCTTCCCCCAAGAAACGGTTCAGCACATCATCGGAGATGTCGGAACTATCAATATCGACAACGGAACGGATGTAGTCCCGCATCTCCAGAATGTTCACTGTTACTCCTTATGAAACGCGCAAAAATCTTCCCCCACCTTGGGATGGGCCTTGCAGGGCTGTCCCGAAACTGTTGTTGCAGCACACCCCGCTGCTAACTGTGGTTCTATTACATGTGTGCTGGTGTCCATAACCTGATGGACTCGTCTCTCCGTTCCCACTGTTTGCGGGCGCGGAGTGGATTCACGGTAGTTGTCGGCGGGTTGTCCGTATGGCCGCATTCGGCTGTTGTATGCGGCTGCTGGTGCCCGACCCATGTTGCTACCTTTCATCAGCGTTGGGTGGGGGTCACCGAAGCGACCCCCACCTAGCGCATGTGTTCGTTAGGCTATGCGGGGGTGATCCCGTACATATAGCCCTGACGGGCACGGTTACTCGTCGTCAACTCTCCGTAACAGAGAAGTTGCGAGAAAACCGCATCCTGATTGGTCGGGCGTACAAACGGCGTCGGCTTGAACCAAACGTCGCTGTGTGCAACCAACTGAAGGTACTTGGTGTTCAGGAAATACAACTTTCCTTCACCAGCCAGCACACCGTCAAATGTGATCGGGCAGCCCTTGAACATGAGGTTCTGGAAACCAGCATTCGCAACATCCGTATCGGTGTAGCGAACATTGGTCGTCAACAGAGCCTCATAGGCTTCATACTGGTTCTGGCCTGTGATACAAATGGTCGGCTGGTCGTTACCAACTGAACAGTTGTTATACAGGGTAGCCATTGAAGCAATGGTAATTGCCGAACTACCTTGATTGGTGACCGCAGACCGCCACCATGAGTTGTCACCATCGGTAGCATCAATGCCACCAACTGTACCCGTGGAACCGACCAGAGACGAAAGACCTTCCCAGTCGTCGCCACCGTTTCCAGTACCATTTCCGAAAAACATGGTGTTCATGTTCTCAATGACCGTCTCCTGCGTCTGGAAGATTTTGCCTTCCAGCAGGTCGATGATCTGAGCCTCACCGTTGTTCTTCGCTTCTTCAATGCCGCTAATCGTTACTGTGGCCGCGTACTGTCTCCACGAATACTCAGCGGCAGAAATGCCTGTCTGAGCCGTGATCGGAATAGTATCGGTTCCAGCATACGAGGCGGCTGTGCTGTTTGTGCCGTAGATAACCGGCACTACGATTTTCGCTCCACCGCTGACACGCCGAATTGTCTGACCGTTCGTCAACGCATAAAAAAGAGGACGCGCAGAGAAGATGTTGTCAGTCAACTTCGGAATGTAGTTTTTCAGCGTAGTGGAAAGAATCTCGTCAAAATTGCTGTTACCAGCAGCCATAATTCTTTACCTCACTAACTGTGTAGTTTCTTAGCGAGAATAAACGCTTCGCGAAGAGAAGAAACCTTATTGCCCGCATCTGCTCCGCTGACAACTGCACCCGCTTGAGTGGAACCTCCACTCGCCACAGGAACACCGTCACGCTTCGCATCAGTGACATCCTTGTCAGCCTGCAATCTTTCTGCAGTTGACGAAACCTCACTGAAGTGCATGTGGGCAAAGGCGGCTTCCAGATTCGGAATCTTGTGCCGTAGAGCATGTGAATACAACTCTTGGGCATCAAAATCGCCAAATCGGTCCTTCAACACAGCGACTTCTCGCTGCAAGGTCTGTTGCCTTGCCGATTGCGCCTGACGATCCAACGTCGCCTCAATCCGTCCCAACCGTTCTTCCGTCGGATCCACCGTAGTTTCCTCATCATCGTCAAACGAGAAATAGTCGTCGTTTGACGCCTTTTTGGAAGGCACGGGGTTGTCCGCCTTTATACCGTAGGCGTTAGATAAAGCGGTCAGAGTACCCTGTGGATCGGCTTCCATAGCCGCCACAATCGTCTCTGCCTGTTGTAACCGTTGACGTTCGGATGCCAACTCCTGCGTCTTACGGGTGTAATCCGCCTGACGTTGGTATCCATCCCGAAGTTCACTCAGGGTCACCTCAGATTGTTCACCGTCAACCGTGACGGCAAAGTGTTCCTCAGGTTCCGTTGCGACTTCTGTCGAAACATCCAGAGTATCCGCCGCAGCGGGTTCCATCGTTTCCATTATATTCTCATCTCCTTGGAGTCCATAAGGTTGTTCCTATAGATAAGCGAAAGTGTCCCGAAATCAGAATGATGGTAGTTCCATACCCATCTGATTTTGTAATTGTGCCACCAATTCGGGAGGCACACCCCCTGTTGGTGCAAATACTGGCGGAAGCGCACCACCACCGCCCGCAGGGGGTACGGGGGATGGTGGGGGCGCCACATTGGCGCCCGCAGGAGGCGCGCCCGCTACAGCCCCGTCGGGCGGCGGCGCAGCCTGCTGCTGCTGAATCATAAACTTTTGAGGATCCTTGATACCAAACCCTGTTTCAAGAATATGGAGAGCAATGGCGGTCGGATCGATAACCACACCGATCAAAGGCGCTACTGCGTTCAACAGGCTAATGGCCTGCTGCTTACGAATCGTATCATTCATCGGCTGCGTCGAACCAGCCTCAACGGAGAAATCGTACTCTCCGATAATGTCTTTCCGCTCATACGGAATATACAGATCGCCGCCACCCTTGGTAGCGACACGGGCCATCTGCTCCCCTGTCATATACTGTTGCATCAACTGAATGACACGGCGGGACATTCGACCAATTGCCAACTCAATGATCGCCAACTTGTCGGCGGCACGCGCATTCTGCGCGTCGGCGATAATCGACGCCTCCGTCGCTGTACGACGAATCTCAGGCATAGCCCCACGCGCATACTCTGAGATACCACTGACAGTGTTGATGTCATCCTCAATAGTATCACTGTACGCATAGATTTCAGGAGCAATCGCAACCTGCGGCAACGGCATCACCGTCTCCCCCAACGGCTTATTCTCATCTATGACAGGGACAAACCGACCATCCTGATCCGATTCCAACGCCTCACGACCCTCAGGTCCAAAACTGCGCTCATGGTACAGATACTTACGGGCGTACCGTTTCCTGTCGTTCATCAACTGCGAACGAGTCTTATCCAGTTCCAACTGCAAAGCCTCAATGGCTTCCAGATCACCAATCGGATAGAAGAAATCAGGAACATCGTAATTGCGAAGCATCACAAACGGTTGCCCCGACGCATACGGCATCGGTACAGGATCGACTAAGAACTCTTCACTGTTCTCAGCAAATACCGACATGGTGTTTGCTTCCACATCGTAATACTCCCAAATTGTGACACGCTGCTCCAGACGATCCCAATCATGGTCATCGTCAAACGCATCCGAATACTTCGGGTTCACCCCAGCATCAGCAGTCAACCGTTTCCGAGCCGACGGCTTATACCGAGAATCCTTCTCAGCCTCCTCAACAGGCCGCACAATCCGTTGAGCAATCCACCGCATGTCCTCCATGCACGTTGCCTCAGGATCGACAAAAATGTCGAACGGAGAGATACGTTCCACGAATGGCTGATCCTCCACAATCGTCATTGACGTATCAGGGATGGAGGCAACCATCTCCTCAGTCGTTGGCAACGACCCTGCCAAATCGGGCTGATCCACAGCAAAGCGATCAACCTCCGAAACTGCCTGCTCCAGCAAGTCCCCCCGTTCCCTCATACTCAACAGACGTTCCTGCTCAACAAACTTCCATCCGATTTTCGCCCAACCATGACCGAAGATCAGGAAATCCTTGACAATGCGGCGAAACGGTGCCCGAAAGTCGTGATGTCGCCAAAGATAATTGGCGACAGCCTCCACAAACGCTGCCCGATCCTTATTCTGCGGCTGATTAGCCGTTACAACAATCTTTGGATGATTGACCGAAACAGATGGGGCAATCACATTGATTGTCGAAAACGCCAAATTGACAGTAATCAGATCACGCTGCGCCAACGTAGACATCGGCCAATGCTTCCCCCGATACAAATCTCTCAACCGGCGCCAAGTCTCATCGTACTGCTCTTCCTCACGCCAGCGACGAGACGTATTCAACCGATCCTGATACTCCTCATGGAGATCCGACCGACTCTTTCTCGCCATCAGAATGTCGCCTTCTCAGGAAGTTTCTCAATATTGCGACCCTGCGACTTCGCCTCAGCAAACGTCTTTCGTTCACGTTCGCTGTTGGTCAAACCCTTTTCGTCGTCGGGCAGCAGGGACTGTATGCCTGTACCAGCATTGATCTTGACGGTCAGCAACTTCTGACGCCAAAGCCACAGATCCTGCAACTCGGCAATGCCGACATCGCCCCGTAGCCCACGCGTATATGCGACGAACTCCTCGAACGACGCTTCGGGCGGTAAAACCGCCACGATCAACCGGCGTTGTGGCCGCGGTAATTCGGCTGCTTCGAAGCAGGCTCAACCTTGCCAGTGATGCCATGCTGATTCTTCGGCGTTTCACGATCCGTGATCTCACCAAAGCCGCCGGTCTGATTGGCGTACTTCGGATTGGTGCGCCGCTGCTTAGGCGACTGAGGGCCACCGGGCCTCCAAATCGGGTTTGCCGACACAGACGAACCACGCTCCATACGGTTGTTCTGGCCTGTGCGACCGTCAACCGTTTCGGTACCGTTCGTATGCGAAACAAAATTCTTTGCCATTAGGCGTACTCCTCCTGTTTGAGATGCCTATACACTGTCAATGTGTCCCACGAATCCCCCGACCGCCCAACAAAAACGGGTCACGGTCGTCTGGTTCTCGTAAAGCCAACCGTTTGAACCAGTCTACAGTCCAGTAATCATCGACCTTTTGGACAAACTCGGGCGCATACGCATACTTTCGCATCTGATTCGCCAACGCCAACGCAATCACCCGATCATCATACGGCGACCCCGACATGCTACCCCGCTCAGTACGCACAAATGTCCGCAACTCCGCAAACGTACCCTCATCAAACAGCGTCAACTCACCCGCACGCAACGCCATGCCCAAATCGTCAATCAACAACGGCTTCGAAGTTCGCGTCGTTCGCCACCCAAACTCCTGAGACACACGCGTCGTCGCCTGATTCAACGACCGCTTCCTAAACAAATTCGGATACCCCAACTGACGCAGCACTGTCAAAGTCGTCAAACCATGATTGTTTGACTCCACGCAACACAACGCATCCCGATACCACAACCCAATCGACAACACTTCCTCCGCCAACTCATCAGGCGGAATATGCCCATGCCATATTGCCGCCTGCTCCCCCGTGTTCAAATCCAACACCTGAACACACGAATAATCGCCATGACTCAACCCCTCAGACGTATCAACCCCCAAAACATACCCATGCTGCGGATTCGGATCCCTCCACACCTCAAACACGAAACTCCACCGCCCGATCCGAAACACGATGCAAATACCCGACACGACCCCGACAAACCGCCCCAGCCAACTCTGACAGGGAGTCCAAATCAAACACAGGGTTACCCGACTTTACAAACGCCTCCTCCGCAGAAGACGGATACTCCTGAGCCAACTGCCAAGGCAACATCGCCTCCCGCTTCGACTCATACCACTCCTCGCCCCGATCCTCCGAAGCAGACCACGGAAAAAACATCGGCACAAAATTGTTCGACCCCGTAGAAGCCCCCACCCACAACTGATGAAAGAAATTGCCCGAACCATTCGCCGTAGACAAACCAATAATGCGGCCACCCACATCCGCCACCGGCTCAATCGAAGACCACGCCTCCTCAGGATTCGGCAAAAACGCCCACTCATCCACCACAATCAACGTCGCCGACTCACCACGCGCCGGATCCGACGCGGAAGGCATCGACGTAATCTGCGATCCGTTGTCGAACACCATGCGTTGCTGGTGTTCGACCAGCGACTGTGGCCCCCGTTCCACCATCCACTTCGGTAGATGCGAAGCCCCGTATTTTGTTTTCTTCAACAAGAGAACCGCTTCACGCTCCGTGCGTGACAGGTCGATAACATTCTGATCGGGATGAAAGAACGCCAGCCAGAACTGGTGGGCTGCAACCAGCGTTGTCCAACCAACCTGACGGGCTTTCAACGTCAGGCTATAACGATCTGAGGTCCATCGGTCCAATGCGGTGGATTGGGCTTCGCGTAAACCAAACAGGATGCGGCCTTGTGCGGGATGCGCGATGTGCCAATACTTTTCAAGGAAATACTTTTCGTTCCGTTGACAGCGGCGCCATTCAGCCTCCTGCCTCAGTTCCCCCAGCCGACTCATCGAAACAACTCACTCTCGCCAATGGCTGGGATTATCGTCCAAAAAGCGTTCATAATCGCCAACCTCACGCAAAACAATAGTCACACCTCCAGACGAAGAGTCTGGAGAATCTCCCCTAACGGCCACTAGAAACCCGCCGACAGCAGCAACAAGAGCAGCAACCGCACCGATAACCTTGGCTGCATTCCCGCCATCTATTGACACGATTCACAAACTTCGGGATTTTCCAATCCGCATGACAGCACATCACCTGCACCAACCCAACCTAGATGATCTTCCCAACCGTCAGCGTCCTGAACATCTCCATCAGGATCCGTCATCTTCCGACACGACCGCTACGACCTCGGCGATGATCCCTCAAGGCACGCACAGCCGCCCCAGCAGGACTGGCATCCGCAGGAGTCTCAGCGGACGCAGGACCAGCAAGGCCAAGCAAAGCCAGCAAACCAGTACCACCAGCCGCAGCGGCACGACCAACCGCAGGAGCAGCCTTCAATGCGCCACCCACTATGCCACTGCCACCACCCGTCAAACCAAGACCAGCAATTGCAGTCGCAATCAAAGCCGCATCACGAAGCGACAAGCCCCCGCTCCCCAAATCACCCGTCACAGGCTGGAATCCCTGAGGTACAGTTTGCAAACTCCGCATCGCAGAAAACGTTGACTCATCCAAAGTCTCATCACCAGTACGCCCCTCCTCCTCGGCTATAAGCGCCTCCTCCTCCTCCGTCGCCGGTACAGCATCCAACGGCGGTTCAGCCCTAGACTCGCCCTCGTCCTCTTCGAGAGGCACAGGAGTTTGAGGCGGTTCTCCTGCACGAATCCTACGAAGTTCCTCCAACCCATAGCGACGCTTAGACTCAGGAATTGGCTGACGTTGGCCGGGATCAAATAACTGACCCTCACCGCCGCTCATAGCGAAGTTTGTCCCACCCAACAATGACGGCGAAGGTGACACAGGAGGTGGAGGTACAAACCCTCCCTGACCCCCAAACAACCTTTTCGCTTCAGGAGACAACGTCTCCGACATCAACGGATCAGGTCCGCGACTCTCTGGTGGAAAATCGTCCTCGGCCTCCCGCTTACGGGCATCATACTCCGCCTGCTGCCGCTCATTTCTCGGCGGAGCAGGCAAACCCTCAGCGGCACGGCGACGGTTATCTGCCGACACGGCCCGATCTACCACCAGTTCCAACGGAAAAAGACTCTCTGAACCGAGGATCTCAAAAGCCTCATCATACTCCATGTCGGGATTTTCCGCCACCACTTGCTCAGCAGCCGCGCCCATCGCCTCGCGAGTAGTGCCCTCGGCACTAGCAACCGCCTCTACGATCTCACTCGGAGTAGCCACCCCCTCGGAAACCAAAGTACGGATCAAACCGATTCGAGCATCATCCGACCAAACCGTACTGCCTGTAGCACCCACCTGCTCCTCCCCCAGTTCTCTAGCCCATTCCTGCCAGTTGTCAATACGTTCCCACAACTCCTCCAACTCCGTCGCGTCCATCGACTCCCCACCACGCATTCTATCAGGATGGTGGCCGTTAGTCTGCAACGGTGTACGCCGCGGCCTAGACCGCACCCCCATCCGACCCTGAACCGGCCTAACTGGCATCAGGCACCGGCCTCAAATGCCGCAACTCCGACTCCAACTCCTCAAACAACTCCTCATCAGACAACGACGCAGCCAAACGCTCATCATCAACAACGACCCGACGCTTCGGAGTGAACTTCTCAACGTATTGCAAATACAAAGAAGCAGCCTTCACATCCCCCGCCGCAGCCGCCACAAACAAAGCATCCACAACCGCCTGAGTCCTCTCAGGATGAACATTCAATTCAGCCGACCGGCGGTCCCACTCCCGAACAAAACGCTGATCACGCTTAATACGCCGAACCGAATCCTCATGGATACCATGATCAGCCGCCCACTCCTTCTGAGTTTTCGGCTCACGATCCAACCCCCGCAACACCCAATCCAACAACTCCCCCCACAAATCAGGCATCACCTTCTCACCAGACTCATTCACCTTCCAACCCCTGCCACCACCGTTCTGAGCCACAACCAACCTCCACAAGTCTCGCCTATACACCGCCAAACTGTCCCACCAAAAGAAATCTTCCGAAATGTGGGACAAAGTGACCTATACAGTAACGGGGGGGCCGAGTGCCCCTCAGGCACTCGGCCCCCCCACGGTACCGTCGGTACCTATGACAGGGGGGAAACCCTAGAACCACAGCCCGTTTCTCCGTGTCTCCCCACTAGGGACATACAAAACACCTCACGCACTGTCAACGGTCCAATAAGAAGGAGAGAAGCCGAAGGGGCACCCCCCCTAGGGGGGCTCTTCTTTCATAGATAAGTAGTGGTTATCTTGACCGGGCCGAGTGTCGCCCGTTGCCTGTCGTGTTCCGCCCGTAAACGCTGCGCCCCGCCGCTCCCCGCTACTTGTGGTGGTGGAATCCCCGCCG